CAGAGGTTAGCATTTCAACAGCTAACACTTTTTCAAATACTGCTAATCTTTGTAGAGTGGTTGCTACTGGCGCTGCAGCAGTTTTAAATATTTCATACGCAAATGGTGTTGTTTATGCTAATACAACTGTAACCAATACAGCACCTGTCATTGTTGCTAAAGGTTTAACAGACGGTTTACAAGGCACTGGCCTATTAGCAACTCCAGTAGCATACAGAGGATAACAGATGAAACTCATCGCCGAATTAAACGAAGACACTCAATATATTACCGAAAGATCTGAAGACGGTAAGAAGCACCATTATATTATGGGACGCTTTATGACTGCTGAAGAGAAAAATAAAAACGGTAGATTGTATAAGAAAGATATTCTTGAAAACGAAGTGTCAAGATATATTCGTGAAGTAGTTAATGCAAAAAGAGCATTCGGCGAATTAAATCATCCATCAGGTCCAACTATCAATCTAGATCGTGTTTCTCATATCATTACCGAATTAAAGTGGGATGGTAACTATGTAAACGGTAAGGCCAAAATTACATCAACACCTATGGGTGAGATTGCTCGTGGTCTCCTAGAATCAGGCGGACAACTTGGCGTTTCTACACGTGGTATGGGTTCATTAAAAGAATCAAATGGCGCCATGATCGTTCAACCTGATTTCAAACTTTCAACAGTTGATATTGTTTCTGATCCCAGTGGACCAGGATGTTTCGTAAATGGTATTATGGAAAACGTTGAATGGATTTACGACCCAGTCAAAGGTTCGTGGCATGAAGAAAAACTTCATGAAATGAAGAAGAATATTCATTCTTTGAGTAAAAGACAACTTGAAGAACAGAAATTGAACTTATTTGAGAACTATCTCACTTCTCTAATCGTAAAAAACAAAAAATTATAAATAATTGTAAATTTCTTTAATAGGAGACTATTTAAATGGCTAATAACGAAGAATTCGATCTTGAAGCTCTAAATGCTCTTGAGGAAGCCAAGGTAAAGGGCAAGAAGAAGCATCATGAGGAAGAGGAAGAGGAAGAAGAGGAAAAAGAAGAAAAGGAATCTTCTTGTAAGAAGATGGGAGAAGAAACAGTTGACGAGGAAACTCTTGCTGCATCTTCACTTCATCCAGCCGCTCGTCATTCAGATCCAATGCCAAAACTAAAAGCAATGACTTCAGTAATGAATGTTATGGCTGGCATGGGCAAGTCAGATCTTGTCGATTTCTTCAATCAGGTTCAAGCTCAGTATGGTCCAGGTAAGGATTGGGGTGTTGGTGATAAGTCAGGTCACAATCAGTCAACTATTGACATGAAGCCATCTGATGCAACTGCTAAGTCAGCTCCAAAGACACGTGACGCTATGCCAAAACTAAATGTCCGCGAAGACATTGAAGAAATGTTTAACGGTCAGGATCTATCAGAAGAATTTAAAGACAACGTTGCTACTCTATTCGAAGCTGCAGTTTCCGTAAGAGTTATTGCAGAGCAGACACGTCTTGAAGAAGAATTTGAAACAAAGCTACAGGAAGAAGTTTCTTCAATTGCTGAAGAGATGACATCAAAGCTCGACACATATCTCGATTATGTTGTTGAGAACTGGATGAAAGAAAACGAAGTAGCTATCGAATCAACCCTACGTAATGAACTTGCTGAAGAGTTCATGGAAGGATTGAAGAACCTATTCGCTGAACACTACATCAGTGTCCCAGAAGAAAAGGTTGATGTTCTAGAGGCTATGGCTGAAAAGGTTGAAGCTCTAGAAGCAAAACTTGACGAAACAATTACAGAAAACGTTGAGCTAAGAAACTTTGTTGTTGAGAACGAAAGACAGGATATCGTTGAGAGTCTTGCTTCCGATCTAGCATTGACACAACAAGAAAAGTTTGCTGCTCTAGTTGAAGGAATTGAGTTCGACGGCGATCTTGACGTTTATGCTAAGAAGCTAATGATTGTCAAGGAAAACTACTTTAAGAATGAAGCAACTTCAAGTTCTTCAATTGAAGAAGAAACATTTGAAGGAGAAGTAGCTGTAACTAAGAATATCGATCCAACAGTTGGTCGTTATCTAGACGCTATCTCCAGAACAGTTAAAAAGTAATATATTATAAATAAGATAAAGTGTATTTCTAAGAAAGGAAAACCTAAATGTATCTAGCTGAGGAAATTCAAAACAAGTGGGCTCCAGTCCTAGACCATGACGCTCTTGGCGCCATTAAGGACCAGCACCGCCGTTCAGTCACAGCAGTTATGCTTGAGAACACAGAGAAGGCTCTCCGTGAATCAGCAGCTCATGGTGACTATCAGACACTAACAGAAACAAGTTCACTTGTTCACACAAACCTAATGGGCGCTTCAAGCTCAACTCAGGGAACAGGCGGCATCGATACTTTCGATCCAGTTCTTATTTCTCTAGTTCGTCGTGCAATGCCAAATCTAATTGCTTACGACATCTGCGGCGTTCAGCCAATGACTGGCCCAACTGGCCTCATTTTCGCTATGCGTTCACGTTATGCTAATACAACTAGCTATAACAACGCTGGCGCAGAAACATTCTATAACGAAGTTAACACTCAGTTCTCTTCTGTTACATCTGGCGCTAACACCTTCGGTCAGAAGTTCGTTGGTACAATCCCAGGTGCTACTAATACTACACCACTAACAGCTGTTAATACATATAACACTGGTGCTGGTATGTCAACTTTCCAGGCTGAAGCTCTTGGAACTGACTCAAACACTGCTTTCCCACAGATGGCATTCTCAATTGAAAAGGTTACTGTTACTGCTAACACTCGTGCTCTAAAGGCAGAGTATACTATGGAACTTGCTCAGGATCTTAAGGCAATCCATGGTCTAGACGCTGAAACAGAACTAGCTAACATTCTATCAGCTGAAATCCTAGCCGAAATCAACCGTGAAGTTGTTCGTACTATTAACTTCACTGCTGAAGCTGGCGCTCAGGATAACGTTACTACAGCTGGTGTCTTCGATCTTGATACTGACTCAAACGGTCGTTGGTCAGTTGAAAAGTTCAAGGGTCTAATGTTCCAGCTAGAGCGTGAAGCTAACCAGATCGCCAAGCAGACTCGTCGTGGTAAGGGTAACATCGTTATCTGTTCTTCAGACGTTGCTTCTGCTCTACAGATGGCTGGTGTTCTTGACTACGCTCCTGCTCTTAACTCAAATAACCTACAGGTTGACGATACAGGAAATACCTTCGCTGGTATCCTAAATGGTCGTCTACGTGTTTATATCGATCCATACGCTCTAGGCGGTAACTATCTAACAGTTGGCTATAAGGGTTCATCAGCTTTCGACGCTGGTCTATTCTACTGCCCATACGTTCCACTACAGATGGTTCGTGCTGTTGATCAGTCATCCTTCCAGCCAAAGATCGGCTTTAAGACTCGTTACGGCATGGTTGCAAACCCATTCGCCGAAGGTACTAACCAGGGTCTTGGTCGTTCTAATGTTATTAGCACTAACAAATATTATCGTCGTGTGATCGTAAATAATCTTATGTAAAATATACATTTTTTAAGGTTATTCACTAATAACCTGACTAAATATACCAGGGGCTTCGGTCCCTGGTATTTTCATTTAGGAGGTTATTATGGAAAAGTATGGATTTGTATATCTTTGGTATGACAAGAAGCACAAAAGATATTATCTAGGTTGTCATTGGGGAACTGTCGATGACGGATACATATGTTCATCAACTTGGATGAAACAAGCATATTTACGTAGACCAAATGATTTTAAACGAAGAATTCTAAAAACTAATCTGGCCAGAGAACAGATGTATATCGAGGAACAATATTACCTTGATATGATCAAGCCAGAGGAAAAGAAAATAAGATATTACAATTTAAAAGTAAGCAAAGATAATCCTTGGCACCAGTATCCAGACAACGTCATAACCGTTGGACAAAAAATATCATACTCAAAAAAAGGCAAAAAGACAGGACCATGTTCTTCTGAGAAAGCAGCAAAGATTTCTGCTGCTAAGAAAGGTAAGAACCTTACCGAAGAACATAAACAAGCTCTTCGTGGAATAAAAAAGAAACCTCATACTGAAGAATGGAAAGAAGAGAATGCTACTAGAATGAAAGAACAGTGGTCGGATCCTAATAATAAAAGAAGATTAGCAGTTTCTGCTGCATCAAAAAAACGTTGGGAAGATTATAGACTAAATAAATCGTTAGGCAAAGATCTAACAACATCAGACTAGGGGGCTAATCACCCCCACTTTTTTAGAGAAAAACATGTCAGCTATAGATAACACACCATCTAATAGAAACTTTCTTTCCCCTCTGAATTTCAAGTTTCAGATTAAGAAAGCTCCACATGTAAACTTCTTTATTCAGAAAGTAAACATACCGGCAATCAATCTATCGCCTGCAGTATCACCAAACCCATTCGTCAATATACCGCTACCAGGCGATCATTTATCTTATGGCGAATTAGAGATTACTTTCAAAGTCGATGAAGATCTTCAGAATTATTTGGAGATTCATAACTGGATAACTGCATTAGGCAAGCCAGAAGAGTTTGAACAGTATAAAAACATTGCAGACAAAAAAGAATGGACTGGCGAAGGCATATACTCAGATATTTCTGTTATAGTTTTATCTAGCACCAAATCAGCCAATTATGAAATTGTTTACGTTGACGGGTATCCAGTTTCTCTATCTGGACTTGAATTCAATACAATTGATAGCGATGTAAATTATATTACAGCTACTGCTTCTTTCAAATATACATACTATAATATTATTAAAATCTAAATTATTTAACCTGTGAGATTATTATGAATATAGATGAAATACTAGAACATTGGCAAACCGACACTAAAATTGATAAAACTGAACTGGGCGAAGAAGCTCTAAACATCCCAAAACTTCACCATAAATACTATCAGATATATGTTAAGGAGAAAATGCTTCTTCGAAAACATGAAGCTGACATGAGACAACTCAAACTAGATAAGTATGAGTTTTTGACTCAGGGGCCGAACGAAGAAACTAAAGACAAGGGTTGGAAGCTCCCTCCAAAAGGAATGGTGCTTAAAAGCGATATTCCTATGTATCTAGAAGCCGATCAGGATATTATCAATTTATCTCTTAAGATTGGTTATCAACAAGAAAAAATAGAACTGCTAGATTCAATTATCAAGTCTATTATGAATAGAAATTTCGTGATAAAAAATGCGATTGACTGGCAGAAATTTACAATGGGTGCTTAATGGATATAGTGCAAATCGAAAGGTTCGACGAAGTTTATATTAAAGTAAAAGCCGAACCAAGCATTATGATGGAAATGAGCGAATTCTTTACGTTCACTGTTCCTGGCGCTAAATTCATGCCCGCTTATCGTTCTAAATTTTGGGATGGTAAGATACGCTTGTTAAATGCCATGACTGGTTTGTTGTATGCTGGTTTAACAAAATATGTAGAAGAATTTTGTAAATCTAGAAACTATGAACTAGAATATCTTTCAGATTTTGCTTCTGAGAACTTTTCTTTAAAGGAAGCTAAAGAGTTTGTTGAAAAAATAAAACCTACGATGCAGCCAAGAGATTACCAGTTGGATGCTTTTGTTCATGCTGTAAGAGAACGTAGAGGATTAATGCTTTCTCCCACAGCTTCTGGTAAATCATTTATTATCTATTTACTTGTGAGGTATTATGCGAAACGCACTCTTATTATTGTACCAACTACTTCTCTTGTTAGTCAGCTTGCCAGTGATTTTGCTGACTATGGTTTTGACTCCGATACTTTTGTTCATCGTGTGTTCGCTGGACAGGATAAGGGATCAACAAAACCGATCACAATCACAACTTGGCAAAGCGTATACAAGCTACCTAAAGAATTCTTTGCAAACTTTGATGTTGTCATCGGAGACGAAGCTCATCTCTTCAAAGCAAAATCTCTTACTTCTATACTTACTAAGATGTCCGGATGCCGTTATCGTTTTGGATTTACCGGAACATTGGATGGTACTGAAACCCACCGCCTCGTCCTTGAGGGACTCTTCGGAGCAGTCAGAAAAGTAACAACCACAAAAGAACTTATTGATCAAAAACATCTTGCTGATTTTAAAATTAAAGCTATTGTTTTGTCATATCCGGATGAAATTAGACAGATGATTGCTCGAGCAAACGATTATCAAGCTGAAATGGATTACCTTGTTAGGTTAGAATCAAGAAATAAATTCATTAAAAATCTTGCTTTATCGTTAGAGGGTAATACTTTAGTATTATATCAATTTGTAGAAAAACATGGTATTCATCTAGCTAATATGTTACAAAACAATAATCGTCCTGTTTATTTCGTTTCAGGAGATATATCTGGCGACGATAGAGAACAAATTAGAAAGGTTGTAGAAAATGATCACAATGCTATTATTGTCGCTTCTTTTGGTACTTTTAGCACCGGAGTCAATATTAAGAATCTCCATAATATTATTTTTGCTAGCCCAAGCAAGTCTCGCATTAGGAATCTACAGTCAATTGGCCGTGGACTACGTAAGTCTGATACGAAAACTTCTGCTACCCTTTTTGATATAGCTGACGATTTGTCTTGGAAGAGTAAGAAGAACTATACTTTACTCCATTTCATGGAGAGAATAAAGATATATAACGAAGAGAAGTTTGAGTACAAGATCTATAAGGTTCAATTGGATATTTAATTTCAATCAGCGCATTAATGATTATACTGGGTGTCAGGAAAAATGTCAATAGAAATTTTGAGAAAGATACTTGAAATAGGAAACATTAATATCGCTTTCTATCTAGCGTATATTGTTTTTATTTTGTCAAACAATTTTAGATTCGTATTGTCTTTTCTCTCTTCAGTGGTAATAACTGGTTTTTTAAAAATAATTCTACAGCCGTATAGCCCCAGTGGACATATGGCAATGGCAACAATTATATTGTTATGGGCTTCTTTTTTATCAAATAAGTCATTGACTTTTATAGCTTGTTTAGGTATACTATCTATATTTGCTTATGCGCTTATTGAAACTAACAGTCACACAATATCTGAAACTGTCTTTGGGTTTTTAATATCTTCAGTATGTTTCTTTTTATTCGTAATTTTTTAAAAGTGAGGAATGATGGCTAAGGCAAAAAATTATATCAATAACAAAACTTTATATGGCGCCATGATCCATTACAAGAATGATTTGCAACATGCTCTGGAACGCGATGCAGATAAACCGCAAGTGCCTAACTATATTGGAGAATCGATTATCCTTATATGTAATAATCTTGCTAAGAAACCAAACTTCTCAGGATATACATACAAACAAGAAATGATTTCTGATGGTATCATGGATTGTATATCTGCAGTTGATAATTTTAATCCAGACAAAACAAACAATCCATTTGCTTATTTTACACAGATTGCATGGAACGCCTTTCTTCGAAGAATACAAAAAGAAAAGAAACAGACATATATAAAACATAAGAATTTCGAGAACTCTCATTTGTTTAGCGAAATTGTAGAAAATTCGGGGCATGCTATGCATTTGAAATCTAATGAGTATTCGTCAGACATAGTGCGTTCGTTTGAAGATAAGTTGACTAAATCTAAAAAAGAGAGTAAACTTACTGGAGTAGAAAAATTTTCAGAGGTGGAAGAAAATGAAGAATGATCATTTAGTACCTGTTGTCGTTCAGGATATTGTTAATAGATTAAACGACAAAAATATTCGAGAAAACGAAAGAGCAAATCTATTGCTACGTTTAGACGCTATTCGTGATTATGTTACGGCTGCTGTTGTAAAGGCAAGTTCTAAGAATGAAAATCGCTCTTTTAACCGATAGTCATGCTGGAGTCCGTAATGACTCTCTAGTCTTTCATGACTATATGAAAAGGTTTTATGATAATGTATTCTATAGATATATCGACGAAAATAATATTAAAACTGTTGTGCATTGCGGCGATATTGTGGATCGCCGAAAATATATCAACATCAATACTGCGTATCGTTTAAGAAAAGATTTGATTGAGCCAGCTATTGAACGTGGTTTAGATTGGCATCAGATACTTGGTAATCATGACACGTATCATAAAAATACTAATGAGGTGTCATCTTTTAATGAACTTTTTCGTAAATATGAGATAAATATCTATGATAAAGCAACCGAAGTAATGTTCGGTGAAACCAAGATTCTATTAATTCCTTGGATTTGTGATGACAATAAACAGCATTCCTTCAAACTAATTAAGGAAACAGATGCACAAATTGCTTTCGGTCATTTGGAACTGGAAGGATTTGAAATGTTTAAAGGATCAATCGTTTCTCATGGAGACGATCCGTCACTTTTTGGACGGTTTGATATTGTTTGTTCTGGGCATTTTCATCATCGTTCAAACCGTGGTAATATTAATTATCTCGGTTCTCCTGCAGAGTATACTTGGTCTGATTATAACGATCCTCGAGGGTTTCATATCTTTGACACAGAAACGAGACAATTAACATTTATTGAAAACCCGTATAAGATGTTTCATAAGTTCTGGTATAATGATGGAGATACTGAATTTGTAGACTCCGAAATCGACTATACACAATTTGCCAATAAGATAATTAAAATTATAATCACTGAAAAGAATAATCCTTATTGGTTTGAAAAATTTATAGAGAATATTGAAAAACAAAATCCTGTGGACATACAAATCGTAGAAGATCATCTTAATCTTGATTTGGAAGATGACGATGATATTATTGATGAAGCTGAATCTACAATTGAAATTTTCAAGAAGTATATTACTGGCGCCGAAGTAAAAGGCGTTGATAAGAACAAATTAGAAAATAAAATTGTAGAGTTATATCATGAGGCATTGACAATTGAATGATTCACTTTAAGACATTAAAATGGAAGAACTTCCTTTCGACTGGGAATGTTTTTACAGAAATCGATCTAGCAAGCAAAGAGACTACGCTCATTGTTGGACAGAATGGGGCTGGGAAGTCTACGATTCTAGATGCATTGAGTTTTGGTCTTTTTGGTAAACCGTTCCGAAAGATAAACAAACCACAACTTGTAAATTCAATCACACAAAAGAACTGCCTAGTAGAAATAGAATTTTCTATAGGTTCTAAAGAGTATAAGATTGTTCGTGGTATAAAGCCAACTGTTTTTGAAGTATATCAGAACGGTAATCTTTTAAATCAAAACGCTGAGATGAAAGATTATCAGGAACTTTTAGAAAAACAAATTATCAAAGTAAATCATAAATCTTTTTCGCAGGTAGTTGTTCTAGGTTCAGCTACCTTTCAGCCTTTTATGCAGTTGTCTTCTGGTCAGCGTAGAGAAATTATTGAGGATCTATTAGACCTTCAAATCTTTACTGTTATGAATTCTATATTAAAAGATAAAGTTCTTATAAACAGTGAAAATATCTACGAAGTTAATACTTCTAAAAAACTGGTCAACTCTAAAATTGAATTGACTAAAAGTCATTTACAAGAACTTCAGATTAATAATAATAAATTAGTAGAGGAAAAAGAAAAAAACATAAAAGACACCAATAAAAAAATCCAAGAGTATACTAATAAAATTGATAGAATAACAAAACAAATAGAAATTTGTAAGAAAGATATTGGCGACAATGATAGCGTTTCTAGAAAACTAGAAAAGCTCTCTAAACTTCGTCATCAGATAGAAGCAAAAGTAGCCATTCTAAATCAAGATGTTGTTTTCTTTAGTAATCACGAAAATTGCCCCACATGTAAACAAAACATTGATAAAAATTTTAGAGACAAAACTATAGAGGAAAAAACTTCTCAGATCAAAGATACTGAAGAAGGGTTGAAGTTATTATCTTTAGAGTATGAAACTGCTAACAACCGCCTAAAACAAATTATGAATATGAACAATGATATTCAGAAATTTGAAATGGAAAGAGTTGAATACAAAACAACAATAAATTCTTTAAACAAATATATCGAACAATTGAATCAAGAGATAGAAAATCTAAAAGATAAGAATGAAGTGGTTGATGATAAAATAGTAGACTACGAAAAAGAATTAAATGCGTTAGAAACTAGATATAATGAATTAAGCGAAGAGAAAGATGTTTTGAGCGCAGCAACAGTTCTATTAAAAGATACAGGAATTAAATCTAAAATTATTAGGCAGTATGTTCCTGTCATTAACAAATTGATTAATAAATATCTTTCTTCTATGGATTTTTTTGTTTCGTTTGAACTCGATGAAAATTTCAACGAAACAATTAAGTCTAGATATAGAGATGATTTTTCATACGCATCTTTCTCTGAAGGAGAGAAACAGAAAATTGATTTGGCTTTATTGTTTACATGGAGAGCAATTGCCAAACTTCGTAACTCGATAAGCACAAATCTTTTAATAATGGACGAAGTGTTCGATTCTTCTTTGGACCAAAATGCAACAGATTATCTTATGAACATTATTCGCGAGATAGCCAAAGATAATAATATTATCATTATATCACACAAAGAACATTTGAACGAGAAGTTCAATAACGTATTGAAATTCGTGAAAAATAAAAATTTCTCTCAGATACAATAATATTGACTAAAATAAAAATCGAGGTTATAATATGAAACTAGATGATAGATATCTTTTAGAACAATGTGAAGAATTCGATTTTAAAGATCCTCCCTTCGATCCGATCGATTTTGCGCAGACTCTCATCAAGTTCATGTATGAGAATAATGGTCTTGGAGTGGCAGCAAACCAAGTAGGAGTGCCTTATCGTATTTTCGCTATGCGTGGAGCTCCAGAGAATTTTGTTTGCTATAACCCTAAGATAGTCAGTCAATCTAAAGACGAGGTAGTCCTCGAGGAAGGATGTTTATCTTATCCTGGATTGTTGGTTAAAATCAAAAGACCAACAGTAGTTCGTGTTCGATTCAATACTCCTAATGGAGATAGTTTGACAAAACAGTTTATAGGTATGTCTGCTAGAGTATTTCAACATGAATACGATCACCTACAAGGTATTCGTTTCTATGATAGAGCGAACAAGTTTCATCGAGATCAAGCAATGAGAAAGTGGAAACAATGAATCATTTTTTTAATTTCTATAAACTGAATTTAATGCTTGAATATTATGAACAATGGTTTATAATAATTGTATTCGCAATGTTTGTTTACTGGTATATGAGAAAAAAATGAATATTTTCTATATTTCTGACAACCCCGTGGAAGCAGCCGAGTGGATGGTAGATCGTCATGTTGTTAAGATGATTCTCGAATCTGCTCAGCTGCTTTCCACAGCACATCGTTTACTAGACGGTCGAGAAATTCAACTCGAAGTGCAGGTTGAACAGGAAGATGGTAAAATTAAAACACGCAAGAAAAAATGGTGGTTACTAAATGACTCGCGCGAACAAATTATATATTCAGCTACGCACATCAATCACCCATCTGCTGTATGGGCTCGCAGTAGCGTCGAGAATTACAATTGGTTGGTAGATCATTTCTTTGCGTTGATGCAAGAGTATACCTATCGTTATGAAAAAACGCATAAGTGTTATGGCGAGATTTCAGCAACGTTGGCTTCTCCTCCTAAAAATTTACAAGAATATGATATGACTACTATGCCTTCTTGTATGGCTCCTGAATATATTATTGACTCTGATCCAATAATAAATTATCGTAACTATTATAAGATGGGTAAAACACATCTTCATAAATGGACGAAGCGAGAGGCTCCACATTGGTTAGTATAAAAGAAACTATTATAATTGATGATGTGATACCTGAAAACTTACAAGACGAGTATCATGATATAGTATTGTCAGAAAGATCTTGGTGTTTTCTTAAAGATATGACTTATAGTAAGGGTAATATAAAATACCCTTCTTATGGGTTTAATATGTTATTTAAACATCCGGATTATGGAGTAGTTTCTTCTCTTTATGAAAGAATAAGCGTTCCTATCATCAACAGTTTATTAGAAAAAACTAATTTAGAAATAAACGATATTTATTTCAATAGGTCTTTTTTGCAATTACCTTTGTCTCAAAATTTTTACAGAGATCAAAATGGGTTGCATGTTGATTTGTCAGAACCGCATTACGCTTGTGTATATTATTTAAACGATTCTGATGGTGATACAATTATTATGGAACAAACTATAGATAATACTCCTCCAGGATCGCAAGGAGTTGATGTTAAAATACATAAGAGAGTTACTCCCAAGAAAGGCAGAATGGTTGTCTTTGATGGAAGAAGGTATCATTGTTCAAGTCAACCTACGGAAAGTTATAGAGCAATAATAAATTTTGACTTAATATAAGGATTATAGTATAATGTCTAATATGTTCCAAGAAGTAAAAAAGTTTCAAACAGCAGTCGGACAGAATGTCAGCGAAGTTCCATATTTTCCAGATGAGAACGAACGTGTGTTGCGTCGTAAACTTTTAAAAGAAGAAGTAGAAGAGTATTTTGAAGGCGAAGATAAGGATGATCTAGAGAATGTCGCCAAAGAGCTTGCTGATATTATTTACATTGTTTGTGGCACTGCTGCATCTTATGGGATTCCCTTGGACAGAGTCTTCAACGAAGTCCATAGATCTAACATGGAAAAATTAGTAGACGGTAAAGTAGTTCGTCGTGATGATGGTAAGATTTTGAAACCCGAAGGTTGGACTGCTCCAGATATTAAGAGTGTTCTATACGGAGATAAGTGATGGTAAGACGTATTGTTGCTCGTCAAAAACACGATTGTGAACATCTTCTTGGCACTTTCGTTGACGAGAGTCATTATGATATTTTGATCGAAGAAGATACTGATTGCTATATGCCACCACTATGCGATCCGCTTACCAAAGCGGATTGTGGAACTAAAGAATGCGAAGATTGTGATAAAGGTAATGATGAATTACGTATCGCATTTAAGTTTCGCAAAAACTATTTTTCTAAGGAAGAATGTGAACGAGCGTATGAAGGTCTAAGGCAAGCAGCCACTGAATCTCAAAATCGTGGTCTTGCTGCTGGCCCTCGTGGTGACATGCTAGCATGTGAAGGTCGTGGTGGTCGAGATTGGGTTACTCCTTATCAACAGGAGATTTTAGACTTTCTTATGGATGATGGCGCAAAGGTAATTGATGACAATTCAGTTGCATCTATTCGCGCTAAGTATGCAGATCCTAAATTTAAACCTGCAGATGAAACTCGTGGTACTGTATGGTTACGTTCAGAAGTCCAGAAAGTGTATCCGGAATATCATGGTTGGTTTGATAAATGGGTAGATGGTTTATCTAATAAACCAAACGAAGAAGTGCGTGCAGAGGCAAGAAAGGTTGCTGAAAAGTGGGCATCAACTACTAACTATGCAAAGTCAGTGTTTTCGGGCGTTGCTGGTTGGTATGATCGATACCCACGTATTCCGTATGGTCGTGCTACTGCATACACTGAAAACCATCCAGAATTGTTTTCAAAGGCATATCCATTTCTCCAAACACTGAATAAAGGTTTTAGAGAATTACTTCCTTGGCGTTGGGGCAATCAGAAAGCTGCAGCAGATAAACTTGATCCAAGGTTTCTTGTTCCTGGAACAGTGTTTACTACATTGACTGTGAACAAGACTTTCCGAACAGCATGTCATCGAGACGCTGGCGATCTTGATTCTGGTTTATCTAATCTACTTGTCCTTGGTTCTGGAGAATATACTGGTGGTTATCTTATATTTCCTGAGTATCGTATCGCTGTTAATGTGCGTCCTGGCGATTTGTTACTCGTTAACAACCATGAGATTATCCATGGTAATACTCCTATCGTGCTTAATAAGCCTGATGATCCTTCTTGTGAGCGCATATCTGTAGTCTGCTATTTCCGTGAGAAAATGCTTGAGTTGAAATCATATGACTATGAATTGCTGCGTAAGCAATTTGTGGAAGAACGTCGTATGAATAAAGATCATCCATTACATCGCCCATTGTGGAATGGGGTTTCTCCTGGAATGTGGGAAGAGCAAGAATGGTATGATTATCTTCACGCTCATGGAATGAAAGATCCTTACGGCAAAGACGAATTGGCTTCACTGGAGTCATTCTTCTAATGTGTGGTGTGCTTGGTATAGCATTAAGAGATGTAACTTCGGAAGATTGCGATTTAGTTCGCAATCTTTTTCTTCAATCCACGATTAGAGGAAAGCACGCTACTGGTGTATCATACGTAAAGAATGATAAGGTTGTTACAATTAAAGAACCAGTTCCAGCTGATCAGTTTCTAGCTGATAAGGATATTTGGGATTGGGTCAATGAAGATGGTAATCTTTATTGCATTGGTCATGTAAGATATTCTACAAGCGACCTAAGATATAATCAGCCAATGGCAACTGATGAGTTGTCCATTGTTCATAATGGAGTAATCTCTCAAGAACCACCAGAGACTTGGGAAGAAACGTATGGTTATAAAACAGAAACTGCTAATGATAGTGAACTGATTCTTCGAGCGATTGAAACAGGTCATAATCCTTTGATTAAATTTCATCCTGCTTCTATGGCTGTTTGTAAGATTGATAAAGATAAAGTGATCTCTGCATTCAGAAACGAAGCAAGACCTTTGTATAGAACATATATACAAAATAAAGGTTATCTGTTCGCTTCAACTGAAGATATTATTCACCGTAGTGGAATTGAAGGTATCATTAATAAAATGCATATGTATGAGGTTTATACGGTTACTCCACACCGAAATAGTTTTAAATTTAATAATATGATATTCAATCATAATAAAGTGGAAGATCTACAATGACATATGATCCTAAAACATTCACTTGGGGATTTGAGATGGAAGTTGGTGACGTAGATCGCCGTCTTCCTCTACCAGAAGAACTGGGTAAGTGGGAATTTTCAGAAACAGATGTTGTTAATTTAAATCCACCTTATCGTGGTATTGCTTGCGATCCGCTTGGCATTGAACCACCATTTGGCGGCGAAATTAATGTAAGACCAACGAAAACTTGGAAGGAACAGGTTGACAGAATTTTTGAGATTCTTGATTTTTATAAATCGCACGGTAACAATCCTACTAGTAATTGTATTTCTCATAATCATGTTCATGTATATGTTCCAGGTCTAAAAGAAGATGTTGATGCGCTCAAACGATTGGTTGCATACATCAAAGAAAATCAACATGTAGTAGTTGATCGTATCCATGCATTTAGATTGCACCCGGATATGGCTTCTACAAAGACTGCAAAAACTTATTTGAAGTTAGATTGTGGTAGGTTGATGCCTGATTATATGTGTAATAATATTATCAATCTTACGACTAGTTTTGAACATTTTATTAAGTTACATTGCGCAGGTAAAGATGGCGTTTCTATGGGTCGTCCTTTCCGTTATGCAATTAATACATATTGTATGAAACACACAGGAACTATTGAGTTCCGTTGTTTCCGTAATTCTTTTGACCGTAGAGAGTTAGAAGATTCTTTTAGATTTGTTGAAGCGTTTATAGACGCTGCGCTCAATAATGGCCCAGATGTTCTACAAATTCTTCTTGAAGGCGATTATAAATTTCCTGAACTAAAATATGATCACGAGATTTATACGTCATGGGAGAAAACAAAATATGATAAAGAGCGAGGAAAGAAATCCCGAGAGTTCATTGCAGTTTAAAACAGTTACAAAAGAACAATTTATAGCAAACATTAGCGATCATAAAGAAGATAAGTTTGCCAAAACATTTGTTGCTAAATGTGATATGTTAGATAAATGGAATGAAGTTGTTGGGCTCTGGGAAGGCGACGACCTTGCCGGAGCCATTCTTACAACTATTTCGAAACGTAAACCTTATACCGCTAACCTTCAATTGCTTCATACTTTTTATGCGCATAGAAACAAAGGTGTTGCCAGAAAGCTATGCAATCATTCTTTGTATTACGCTTTCTATTCGAGCGCACATTATTTCAGAGTTTCTTCGGAAATTCCAGCTATACCGTTCTACAAAAAACTAGGCATACAATTCGTAGGTAAACAGAAAAGTGGATGTCTATTGGCTATGTTTAAGATTAATTCTTCGGAATTCGAGAAGATTGATTACTCTCTCGACGATATAATCTATAAGGCTGCAACGAAAAAAGGAAAGGGAGGCTGCGTAGAGCTCTTCGTCGAATATAAAGGACTTGACATTTTCGCAGAATAGTGGTAGTATATGTTTATTGGGTGATGTAAAGGAAGCCCAATATTTTGAAACGGTCCAAAAAGGAGTGACCTATGAAAACTGCAAAACAGGCTATTTGTTATCTTTGGTATAATCGTGAAACTACTAAGATTGTCTATGTAGGTTATCATAAACTTTCTGATAAGAATGTTTCAGACTATTACACTTCGAGCTCTACTGATCCAGCGTTTAATGATGCCTGGAACAAAGGGTTTCTTCGTCGAGTAGAATTTTTTGAAGGCACATTAGAACAGTGTATCTCGCTCGAGCATTATATGCTTGATGTATTAGATGCTCGTAATAACCCAGATATGTATAATAAGACAAATGGTGGTGGTGCTGGATGTAGTCTTTCGCACGTCACAGATAAAATGCGAGAGATCGTTAGCCGATGTATTTCTACAGATTTCATTATCGAAAAAGCTAGATCTACGTATAAGGAGCATATTCGTCTTGCTCGATCGATTGCAAATAAGGTAAAAGAAAACAAAATCAAGAAACATTATGAAGTCCATAATGTTTACGTTGGAGAGTTGGCGAATTTCGAACGAATTCAAATTCGTTTTAAGCTACGTCATAATCATCATGTAAATAAACTTGTAGATCGTATGAACGATCCAGAGCGTGCCAATCAGCATATCAATCCTATTGTGGTTGTTGTTTTCCGTGACGGCAAGAAAAAGATTCTTGACGGTAATCATACGCTCAGTGCAGCAATTGAAGCTAAATGGGCAACTGTGCCCGTAATTTATATTAATTCTGACGAATTCCTTGATGATCCTTCTATTATGGATCATTTCGGGGTTCTTATGAATCACGAGCCAGTTGTCAAGGAAGGTAATTCTAAGGAAGATGTGAAGCGCAAGATTGAAGCTCTTTATGTCGATGGAATTCCTTTTGATTCGGATGAAATGGAAGAAATTGTATTTGATCTTTATCTTGGAGAATTCTCTGAGAAGTCTCTAAAGAGTTTGATCAGCGCTGCTAAAGATCGTTATTTCACTAACGAAATTAACAGCAAGTATAATTTCTATAACTGGGTAGATAAGGATCTGAAGAAGAAGGTAAATTCTTACCTTGCAGAAAATCCTTATGCTGGTTGTATCAGTCAGTCTATAAGCACTGTCATTCACTCGGGTATTGGTGGTGTGGTAAATAGTTTGCGCCAAAAGACAAAGAATCGTCCCTCGGCAAGAAATAATCCGAAAGGCAAAATATTCATTCACTTTAAGAATGTTGAAGAATATCTTGAGAGAGATGTTCTTGAGCAAGAAGTCCGTGAATGTTTGGCCATTGCTAAACTTGAATGGATCGAGTTGGAATTTCTTCCTTGCTTCTGGGACACCAGGACAAATAAGGTAATAAGTGAACCAGCAAATCGTAAAGCAGCGTAAGCAAGATTTTATAAACTGGTATCGGTGGTCGCTTTCCATTAAGGATTGCGACCCCGCTATCTTTATGACCAATTACTTGTTCCGTAGGTTCGAACATAACAGAGAACAGAAACTCTGGATTGCTTGGATCTACGGTACAACGTATCATTTTCCGACAACGTGGGTTATCTGGAACGAGTTTCCTGATATGGAACTTGTTGGTCTTGATCGTTTGAAAGATTGGAACAGTAAGAATTATAAACGTCTACGGTATCAAACAGATACTAAATGGAACAAAGGCCATCTACCTGCTCAGTTTGAATCTTATAAAAACTGGGTTGGTGATAGATCGCAAGCAGAAGCGTTTAAAGATTTCCTTGCTCCGGGTAGCCCTAAACTAAGTTTCAGTTTACTATGGGACGAGGTCAAGGGAAACTTTCATAAGTTTGGTAGATATTCAACTTGGTTCTACATGCAAACATTAAAGCAATGTTGCGGTTTACCAATTGAACCGAGCAGTCTAATGCTTGAAGATTATTCTGGCTCAAGATCTCACCGCAATGGTTTATGCTTCGCTCTTGGTAAGCCTGAATGGATTGATAAAAAATTAGATGTCAGTCAACTTGCTTATCTGGAAGCACAGGCGTATCTAATTCTAGAAGAAGTTAAGAAAGACTTTCCTGACACTGATTATTTTGATATGGAAACATGTCTCTGTTCTTTTAAAAAGTTATTCAGAGTAAAACATGGTCGATATCTTGGGTATTATCTTGATCGTCAAGCTGAAGAAATTACTCAGTGTGAAAAAGATGGATGGGATGGTATTGATTGGCAACCAATGTGGGACGCTCGTAATGAAACTCTAAATAATAAACTATTGACTAATCAGATAAACAATAGTAAAATGGCTTTGTATAGTGAGAATGGTATTCTAGACTGTACAGGTTTATTTGTTAAACCTGAGAGTATAGGAATTGAAAGGTTTATGTAATGAAAATAATTGCGATTGGTGGGGAGCCAGGTGCTGGTAAGTCTACGTTAGTTAAACAGATTCTAGAAATTCTAGATAAGTATATTCCTGTAAAATGTTATGATAATTTTAAACTAGTTCCATATATCCAATGCGGTTCTCTTTATATACTAGGTAAGTATGACGAAGGCGAAACTTTCTCTGGAACCGATCGCATGTCTATGGCAGTTCAGCCAGAAGCAGTTAAATTCCTAGCAAGTTTGCATAAAGATTCGGTTGTTCTTTTTGAGGGCGACCGTCTTTTCACATCAACGTTCTTAGAACATTGCGTTGAGAATTACGATACTGAAATCATTTATCTAGAAACCGATAAGAGTATTCGTCAAGAGCGTTACAAAGAGCGTGGTAGCAATCAGAATGAAACTTGGCTACAAGGTCGGGAAACAAAGATTGCAAACATTCTTTCTAATATGACATTGATGTTCAATGTTACAAAGTTCAAGAACAACAATAAGGAAGAACAGAAGATTATTGTGGATTACATTATGAAATATTTGGAGGCATGATGAGCAGGTTATATAGTGAAATACCATCAGGTGTTAGTTATAAATTGGATGTTGCTGGAAAGGTTGCGCCTAAATACAAATATATGGAAGATCAGATTATTGCTGATTTCCACGCCTATATAGATAAGACATATGGGCAGCATTATATGACTGAAGAAGAGAATATAGAATGTTTCGATGTGTGGCTTGCTCTTGGTGATTCTATGCCTACCTTCCGAAACACTGCTATCAAATATCTTTGGCGCTATGGTAAAAAGCATGGCAGCAATAAAGATGACTTGCTAAAAGTTCTTCATTATGTTATAATGATGCTTTATGCAGATCATTATAAGGATAGGAAATGAAGACTATTGAGGAATACGAAGAAGAGAAAAGATTATTGAGAGAAAGGCATGGCACTGGCATTCAGTGTCCAGCTTGTGGTGATGAATTAGTTTTGTCTGAACCTGGCATCGTCTTACTATCAAACCCTCCTAGAAAAAAAGTTCATTGTAACACTTGTAAGTATCATAATACTATTACAGCATAAGAAAGGTATATTATGGAAATTAAGATCCCAATTGAAAAACTAAGAGAGCGCAAGTTATTTGTCGCCACACCAATGTATGGCGGACAGTGCGCTGGTATGTTTGCTCGTTCGTGTGCAGATCTTTCTGCTCTATGTACGCAGTATGGTATTCCTCTTCAGTTTTATTATTTGTTTAACGAATCACTAATTACTCGAGCTCGTAACTATTGTTGCGATGAGTTTATGCGTTCTGAATCGCAGCATCTAATGTTTATTGATTCTGACATCGGATTCAATCCACAAGATGTTATTGCTCTAATGTCTCTACAGGCTCTTGAAGAAGATAAGTATGACATTATTGGTGGTCCATATCCTAAGAAGTGTATATCTTGGGAAAAGATTAAGCACGCTGTAGATAAGGGTGTTGCTGACGATGATCCAAATGTTCTAGAGCGGTTCGTTGGCGATTATGTTTTCAATCCCAAGGGCCATCAGACCTCTATTCCAATCGCAGAGCCAGTTGAAGTTCTAGAGATCGGAACTGGATTCATGATGGTTTCTAAGAAGGCCATGACTAAGTTTTATGATGCCTATAAGGATCAGTATTCTTACAAGCCTGATCATGTTCGCACTGAGCATTTTGATGGTAGCCGTGAGATTCTTCAGTTCTTCCAGGCAGAAATTGATCCGGTATCTAAGCGTTATCTTTCGGAAGATTATTGGTTCTGTCAGAAGGCACAGGCAATTGATCTTAAGACATGGTTCTGTCCATGGATGAAGATGCAGCATGTTGGAACTTACATCTTTGGTGGTTCGCTTGCTGACCTTGCTTCGATTGGCGCTTCAGCTACTGCTGATCCAGGAGCATTAAAGTCAAAGAAAATGATGAAATCAAAGAACAAGTGATAGGAGAAAATACATTATGAAGATTGATACAGATACAGTTAATGTTCTTAAGAATTTTGCTAAGATTAATCCTTCCATTGTTGTCCAGGAAGGTAATGTTCTTAAGACTATTTCGCCAACCAAGACAATCATGGCAAAGGCAAAGGTAAAGACAGATTTTGATAAGCGATTTGCAATCTATAATCTCGATCGTTTCATCTCGATCGTTAGCACTTTTACTGATCCAGATTTTAAGTTTGGAGATAAGTCTGTTGATATTTCTGACAACAATCGTAAGACTCATTATGTTTATGCTGACGAAACCACGGTAACAAAGGCTCCGGAGAGAGAAATCAATCTTCCTTCGGTTGACGTTACTTTCCGTTTGACTAATGATAATCTTCGAGATGTTGAGAAGGCTGCTGGCATTCTTGCTCTGCCAGAGATTGTTGTCATGGGCGACGGTAAGAATCTATATCTTCAGGCTGCTGATTCGAAGAATCCTTCTGGCGACGTATATTCTATTCAGATTGGCGAGACTGATAAGGCGTTCAAGGCAATCTTTAAGGCTGAGAATATTAAGATTATTCCTGGCGATTATGATGTTAATATCTCATCAAAGGGCATTTCGCATTTTGTGCGTGATGATGTAGAATATTATATTGCAGTTGAATCAAGCTCAACTTTCTAATCTATAAAACTCGGAATACTTTGGATTGTCTAATCTTTTGCGAATAGAAATACCAGGATATGCTTCTTGAGCTTCGTTGATAGAAGCATATCTTTTTCCTTCGCACATAACTGGGCGACTATTGGATTTTCTGATAGCTTCAAAAAACTTATCAGATTGTTTCTTTCCGAGCATACCATAAGTGGGAGGTGGTGGCGGTCTTTTCTTTATGCCTTCGATAAAATTTGGAGAGCTAGAAGTATCACCGCCATCTCCTCCTTTTGTCATATTGTAATGTGGCGCCAGTTCTGAAATCCAGAACTTTTCTCTTTCGTCGATATATGTGGTTTCTTCTATTGTTTCAATAACAAAATTATCGAAGCCATGTTTTCTCATCGACTTATAGAGATAGGTGTTACCAGATTTGTGATTGTAATAATGACGCTTAAATCTTTCTTCGGTAGTTTTTGTGGACTTACCTACGTAAAATTTACCATTGATAAGGTTGGTGATTTTATATATAATCATATGCTGGCGCTCCTGTTTAGCGTTAGAGTAGGTAGGGATTGGCGTCCCGTGACCTACGCTTATTTATATAATGGAGAGTTTTGACATGGATGAACACTTTATCTGGACTGAAAAGTATCGCCCAAAAACTATTGAAGAAACTATTCTTCCTTGCGATCTTAAACAAACATTTCAACAGTTTGTTGAACAAAAGAATATCCCTAATCTAATTCTAGCAGGAACAGCAGGTGTCGGAAAGACGACCGTAGCACGTGCTATGCTTGAACAACTTGGTTGTGATTATATCGTCATTAATGGATCTATGAATGGAAATATCGACACGCTTAGAAATGAAATTCTCAACTTTGCCTCATCAGTGTCACTTTCGGGTGGAAGGAAATATGTCATCCTTGATGAAGCGGACTATCTTAATGCCAATTCTACTCAACCCGCACTTCGAAATTTTATGGAGGAATTCTCGAGGAATTGCGGCTTCATTCTTACCTGTAATTTCAAAAACCGCATCATTGAGCCGTTACATTCAAGATGTTCAGTAATTGATTTTAAAATTAGCAAAAAGGCCATGGCCAAACTTGCTACGCAGTTCTTCAAACGTGTTACTTTTATTCTGGAAAACGAAAAGATTGAATACGATAAGGCTGTTGTTGCTGAAGTAATCAATAAACATTTTCCAGATTGGCGCCGTGTTCTTAATGAGCTTCAGCGTTATTCAGCAACGGGTAAGATTGATTCTGGTATTCTAGCGAATATGACAGAGGCTTCAATCAAGGATCTTATTGCTCTACTGAAGCAGCAAAATTATACAGAGATCCGTAAATGGGTTAAGAATAATTTAGACACTGATGTTAACTATCTTTACAATCAGTTCTATGAATTGTCATCTGACATTTGCACTAAGAACTCGGCTCCTGTTCTAGTATTGCTCATTGCTAGATACCAATATCAAAATGCTTTTGCAGCCAATGCAGAAATTAATTTCATGGCATTCCTGGTTCAGGTAATGATTGATTGTGAGTTTGTGTAATGGCTACTAAGTTTCTTAATGTGTTATTGGAAGAGAGAACTCCTGAAAAAGAAGCTGTTGGATTCTTTGGCAATTGGGCAAAACATTCTATAGAAACTAAGAAAGAAAGATATGATTGGAGGTATGAAAATTCAATTACCTCTGGTAAAAACCCAGTTGACATTGATATGGATTATAGTCAATGGAGAACTAATAACATCCTATCGAATTATCGAGAAACAATCCTCTACGCCAACGAAATGAATTGTCATTATAACGTGACAGATCAGATGCATTACGATTATCTTTATTATTCAATTCGTAAGAAAAAGATGAAAGGCGTCAAAGAAACCGAAGAGGAAAAGAAATCCAGAAAGAGGAAAGAAGAACTCCAAACCTTAGTTTCTAATTATTATAAATATAATATTGTGCGCACTAAAGAAGCGTTGAAGATTCTTACAGCGGAACAATTAGAAATTATAAGGAATAAAAATAATAAAGGTGGAGTCAAATGAATGAATTTTTAGATTCTTTAATTGAGGTGAAGATTGCCGAGGAAGAAGATTTTCTTAAGATCAAAGAAACGTTAACACGCATAGGTGTTGCTTCGCGCAGAGAAAAGAAAATTTATCAATCTTGTCATATTTTCCATAAGCAAGGAAAATATTATATTGTTCATTTCAAAGAAATGTTTATCATTGATGGCAAACCTTCTAATTTCTCAGAAGAGGATAAAGGTCGTCGAAACAAAATAATTCACTTACTCCAAGAATGGGGTTTGTTGAAAGTAGTAGAACCCGATAGAATTAATGAACCATTGGCATCTATGAGTCAAATAAAAATTATTAATCATAAAGAAAAAAATGAATGGACTTTAGAGACTAAGTATAATATGGGTCGTAAGAAAAAGTAATTGAAGGAATTATATTATGTGGCCATTTAAAATTGAAAAGAAAATTAATACACCAGCCGAAGAACGATTAGAACAGATTAAAGAAATACTATTTCCACCCAGTAAATTGAACGAGGAAATGGATAAGGATGGTAGTTTTTTCAAATGGCAAGTTGATTATTCAGTAGATATGAATCTAGATGCTGCTCTAACCGATCTTGAAGAAGGCGTCAACGATCAAGCAGTCCATAATACAATAAGAGACATTTCAAAAAGACTATATAGCGTAAGGAAATTACTTGACGCTTATATGGAATTACATCCTGAAGCCAGGTATATTATGGTAGAGAGCAGCAAGGATAACACGGATGTCGAAGATATACAGTGACGGACAAATATTCACACCCACTTCGAAACTATTACCAATAGTATTAGAGGCAGTTATCGATTCTAGATTTAAGTATTTAAAAGAACTAGAGTACGAAAATCATAGCTACGCTAGACAAATACTTGAAAATGAATATAATCCAGCAGTAGAAAAACTTAAAAAGCTATTAGAAAATACCGCTTGACTTTTTTCAGGGGATAGGGTATGATAGACAAGATAGGAGATTATCTATGTCTATGCATATCCTTCCCGCTTACTATACGACGACTGTTAGTAAACGTAAGCAGAGCCGTAAGAATACAGCTAAGTCCAAGCTCGTATCCGACCATGATAGATGGTTGTTATCAAAGGGTCTTCACCCAGATCAAATTCGTTCCAAAAAAGACAAAAAATCGCTTGACTTATCCTTCAGAAAAGAGTATAATGAGTCTATGGTGGTTGATCGTTCTACTCGCGAATACGACAATAAGAAGCTAGTCGCTGGTGATTGTTCGAAGCGCGATATTATGACAAACCTTCATAAAGAACCAGAGCACGTTCAACAGGAGATACTGAAGAAAGCGAGTCTGGTGATGCCCCTTTATAATAAGGGCGGTCTACAATATGCTGGTCCGAATGTAGATTTAACTACGGTTGGAACAAAATCTCGAAGAGGATGACTAAATAGATGGCTACGGATATTGAACTTGCAGAAGTATTCATGAATGTTTCTGAAACGATTACCGTCAACCGTTATGAAAACGGTTGGATGGTCGAGGTCTCTGGCAACGATCATAACGACGATTGGCAGAATAAGAAGTTTATCTTCTCTGATCTAAAAAATGTCTTGACTTTTATCGAAGACTATAGTAAGATTAAGTTAAGCTAAAGACAGGAGATACGGATATGGACATGATCGAAATCCAGCTTCAAGATCAGACGGGTAACTGGCGTACGTATTCGTATACTCAAAATGTTCCTCTCTTGTATCGAGATGGGATGCGTCAGCTGCAGTGGCAGTTTCCGAATGCTCGGATTCGTGCAGTTGATTCGAATGGCCGAGTTGTTGATATATTTTAATATGGAGAAAGTATATAATGGTTGCTAATGTTACAAAGGTTGAGAAGGTTTTTGAGGCTCTTGTAGGTCGTGGCGAGGAACTAACTGCTCAGCAGATTAAGACTCGTTATGGTGTTGCTAATCCGCATGACGCTGTTTATCAGATCCGTCAGATGGGTTATGCGATCTATCTAAACGAGCGCAAGAACTCAAAGGGCGAAACTGTCGCTAAGTATCGTGCAGGTAAACCAAGCCGTAAGCTGATTGCTGCTGGATATCGAGCACTGGCCGCTGGTCTCTAATCAATAGAGGGCGGTCTAGACCGCCCTCTTTATGTGGATGTGTCCGGAACTGGTTACGGAACGGTCTGCAAAACCGTATTATGTGGGTTCGAGTCCCATCATCCACTCCATGCTTCCTTAGCTCAAAGGTAGAGCAATCGCTTGATAAGCGATAGACGTTGGATCGATACCATCAGGAAGCACCATGGCCCCATCGTCTAATGGTTAGGACAGCGGCCTTTCAAGCCGTCAATACGAGTTCGAATCTCGTTGGGGTCACCAGTTTATGGACCGATAGCTCAGTTGGTAGAGCAGGGGACTCTTAATCCCTTTGTCGTGGGTTCGAATCCCTCTCGGTCTACCATTTATGGATCCGTAGCACAATAGGTGGTGCAAGGGACTTTTAATCCCAAGGCTGTCGGTTCGAGTCCGACCGGATCCTCCATCATATGGTCGTGACGCTGGGTAGCGGGGAGGCTCTTATAAAG